ACCTAACGCCATTAATAAACGATCTGTAACAAACTCCAAATATTGTTCCATTAAATCTGAATTCATACCAATTAAACGAACTGGTAATGCTTCTAGAATAAATTCTTTTTCAATTTCTAATGCGCCACAAATAATGTCTTTAATTTTCTTTTCACTTAATTTGTTTTCAATGTGATTATTAAAAAGGTGACACGCATAATCGCAATGCATACCTTCATCGCGTGATATCAATTCATTTGAAAATGTTAAACCTGGCATTAAACCACGTTTCTTTAACCAGAATATAGAACAGAATGAACCTGAAAAGAAAATACCTTCTACTGCAGCAAATGCAATAAGTCTCTCGACAAAAGTACCTTTCTCAATAAACCTCATCGCCCAATCTGCTTTCTTTTTAATTGCAGGTATGGTTTCTACTGCTTTAAATAATTTATTTTGTTCTTCTTTATCTTTAATATATGAATCAATTAATAATGAATATGTTTCACTATGTATATTTTCCATCATAATTTGAAACCCATAGAAAAATTTAGCTTCAGTATATTGTACCGCATTAACAAAGTTAATTGCAATGTTCTCATTAACAATCCCATCAGACGCAGCAAAAAACGCTAAAACGTGTTTAATGAAGTGCTGCTCATCTGCATTAAGTTTGTTTTCCCAGTCACTAATGTCTTGACCTAAATCAATTTCTTCAGCAGTCCAAAAACATGCTTCTTGTTGTTTATAGAGCTTCCATAAATCATTGTGTTCAATTGGAAAAAGGACAAATCGCCCTGGATTGTCTTGTAAAATCTTTTCAGTCATTATTGTTTTTTATTTAAGTAGTAAATTTTTTGCTTGAGCTGCACGATATGCTTCTACCGCTCTATTTTTCTTATCTTCTTCTTGGTCATTCTTATAACCTAAAAGAGTGCTTTGAGTTTCTGTATCAATTTCGAGGAATTCGTTATTGAATTTACAGTTTTGGAAGATAACACCATCTTTACCTATACGTGATTTAAGTAACGATATCGTACCTAAATTATGTTCTTTTTGTTCTAACGTTTTACCAATAGATATAACTACATGACCAATTTGTGCCTTCTTAATAGAACCACCCATTTGATCTGTAGTCACAACCTCACTTTTAATCGATTCACGATTACCTTGAGTAGCTGTCCAAATAGCAATATCAAATTCTGATGTCATAGATTCTAATTGTCTCATGATAGCACCATCACCTTTCCACTCCTCATTATAATTCGTTTTTTCAGGGCTGATACAATCAACATAGTCTAAAGTTAGTAAATCTATTTTAAAACCATCAGCAATAATCTTTCTTAATTTAGATTTTATTTCTGACATAGTCACAGAATCACTTGGTAACTTTAATAATTTAAGTTGGCCTTTAGATCTGTTTTGTGCATCTGTCACCATCTCTGTAACTTGTTCGTGGTTGTCTGGTTGATTATCAGGAGAAATACCTGACCAAATTGTAAAGTGCTTGCGCTTAATGTTATTAACATTATCTTCAAAGAAGATCTGAACAACATTATAACCGTCATTATATGCGCTATTTGAAAATTTAGTCAATAATGTGGTTTTACCAGTACCAGTTGGTGCCAACACAACACCTAATTCACCTCTACCTAATCCACCTTTCAATAACTCGTCGATTCCGTTTATGCCTGTAGGTACTGGGTGTCTATTGTCTTTTTGTAACGCATCTTCAATATTTTCAAATACATCCTGAGCGTCATGCGAGTTTTCCCCGACTTGCATAGCTGTTTGAATGATCTTTTCAATTTTGTGATAATCTTCAAATTGACCTTCGTTATTTATAGTTTCAACTTCTTTTAATGCTTTTTTTAGTAATTGTTGCTTACAGAAGTTTAATGTTTTGTCTTTAATGAACGCTTGTGAGCTTTTAGGAACTAAATCTCTAATAGTATCTAAAGTATCCAAATGCATCCTTACCGCCGTTTCTTTAGCGTTTTCAGATACGATTTTTTGTTTTAGCGCTTCGTATGATGGAATAGTGTTATATGCTGTGTAGAACTCTTTTAAGTTCTCCATAATAAATCTAAAACCATTATTTTCAAAGTAACGGCTATCGATTACATCTATAATTGTTTCTGCGTATTTTCTATCTTCTACTATAGTTTTTATTAATTCTTGCTGGAACCCTGTTCCTAGATATCCAAAATTCTTTTCGTCCATTTTTATTTTATTTTAATTGTGATAGTTGTTTTTTTACAATTCATAGTGAAGATACATTGTTTCTGGCTCATCCATAGACAATATCTCAGTTAAATTGTTAAGAATCTTTCTAAGCTTTGGTCGAATGTCAACCGCATATCTAACCTTTGGGTGGTAGTAATGCGCTGGAAAGATCCTTTCAATAAATACGTCGTCACCTTGCTTGATTTGCAATAAAAAATATTGTTCTTCAGCTTCTTTTGGATCTTCCACAAACTCGGTATTCATGAAAAAATTTTGATTTTCGACTAGATAATCGGAACTTTTATTTTTCAAATCTTCGGAAATTTCGTAACAAATAATTTTTACTTCTTCGTGTAAATCCATAGATCGCCTTGCTCTCGGGTTGTAATCTCTTACATTAAAAAATCGTTGGCAAATAATGTTGCCGTCCAAAGTTAACAAAAATTCGAATTTATTTTGTTCTTGAATGTTCATAATTTTTAAATTTTAAATTTTATTATTTTTTTTTTATTTTTTTCTATCTGCGTTAGCCTTAAAAACGGGTTTAAAAACTTATTCAAAGCGTTATCACCTTTTGGTAAAACGGTGAATATTCCGTCTTCCATCATCATCTTCATACAGTTCTTATATGAACGGCCTTCAGAGTCCATATTTTCGCTTATTAATGACTTTATTATATCTCTTGCCTCTTCGGTTAATATCGGCTCGTCTAGGCAAACTATCTTATTATTTATTTCAAAAAATTCTTCTCCAAATACACCCAATTTAGTCACGCCGGTAATGAAGTTTTGAATAAGCTTGTTATGCTTGTCTTCTTCAAACAATAAATTACTTTTATTTCTAACATCTTGTACAGTTAATGGGGTAGTTCTAATTTCAGGAACAATACTGATCAACCTTTTAATTCCGAGATTTTTAATTCCATATATATTGTCTGATGGGTCACCACAAAGAATCTTAACTATTTTTACGTTTTCAATCAATATTGGTTCGTGATCATATTCAATTGTGTCATTTTTTTCATATAACCTTCTGTGTGATGGGTTATATATAGAAACATCTTTTTTAACCAATTGCGCTAAATCTCTGTCTGAAGAATAAATTATTTTTTTATCTTCTTTAGAGTTTTGCGTATAAAATGCTATGCAATCGTCAGATTCACAGTTAGCAAATTCTCCCTGACGAACGTATAGTTCCTCAAGGTATTGCTTGATTCTATTTCTTTGGTAAGTGTAGGAGTTTTTTTCCTCTTCAGACATTCTATCTGACCTTCTATTATCCTTGTAAAGATGATAGATCTTTTTGCGTTCTTGAGATGAGTTTTCCCCATCCCAAAAAACACAAATTTTGTCAAGCTGATAGGTTTCAAATGATCTACTTAAAGTATTCAAGAAGTGATAAATTCCACCAATATGTTCGCCTTTATAGAAGTAATTCTTTAGGGCAGTAAAACCGATAGTTAATAAATTGTCACCATCGACAAGTAATACAGACATTTACTTCTTTTTATTCGTCATCTTCTGACGAGGTTTCCACTTTGAATCCAAGTTCACTAATATCAGCAACTTTCTCTCCGAACAATTTACTGATATAGTCTAAATTTTCTTTTGCATACTCCTGAATAGATATTTTTTCTTCGGCTGCTTCTTTTGCTTTCATAAAACCATGAGGTGTAACCATAATCTTACCATCCGCAAAACCTAAACCATTTACGTGGTTTTTCATGATAGAGATTTTAGTTCTACTAGCAAAGTTCACATCTCTCTTATTACGAGTGATTTTAATCTTAGTAGTACCGGCACCTTTTTGATTACCAAATAAAAATACTAATGTTGAGTTTAACCAAATAGCCTCACCACCTTTAGCTTTAATTTTTGGTTGTCCAAATGGATTGTCCGGTAATTCAACCCATGGTTGGTTAACGATAATCAATGTGTTTGTATAAGGTTTATCTGTTCTTCTTGATCCAGATATACGTTGGTTAATCCCCATACCAATTTTGTCAGATAAAACTGATGCATTGTGTTGTTTACCACCTTTACCATCAAAAGTCATCTTACAAGGAACAGAACCAACTGAATCCCAAAGGAATAATAAATCATGCGGAATATCACCTTTGTCTTGCGCAGCAATTAATTCATTGATATAATCTGTGATTTGTTCAATATATTCAAAATCACTATTAAAAAGGTAATCACCATTTTTGTCGAATCCCATTAACTCAGCATGCTCCCAATTCCATTTTTGTTCTGTAATAATAAAAACAGGAACGATATTTTTTTTCTGAGCATCTACAGCCGCCTTAACTAAGGCAGTTGTTTTACCAGTATCACTATGACCTAATAACATATTAATATGACCCATTGCTGGGCCGGGAATACCTGTTGCATCTAAAAAAGCATCACCTAAATCAAAGAATCGGTCTGCCTTATATTCTGCTTCTTTAGAAAATTTATTCTTTATTGCCGAAAAGTCTGTTTTTTTTATAGCCATAATATTTTTTTTTAAAAAAGAGGGCACCCTGTCTCCCTTTACCCAAAATTTAGACAAGGGCCCTCAAACATCTTAATTAGAACGGTAAGTCTTCATCAGCAATTTCTTCTGCTTGTGGATCTACTGGTGCTGCCGCTGATTGTGGTGCACCGATTACCAATTCTGCTTCTTCACCCCATACGTATTTTTTAGCCGCTGTACTCCATGTTGGAACAAATCCTTGAGCAACGCCTTCTAAGTATTCTACAGGCTTCTTAGCATAAACATCTTCCCAAGTTGTAGGTTCGTTTAACCATTCCGCTTGCTTATCTTCATTTGTGCTTAAAGGAGCCGCATCATCAGGGAAGATAGCAGTAATAGTCGTGTACTCACCACCATTTGGCTTTCTAGATAAATTCAAAGAGATTGTTAAATCACGTCCTGTTGTTGGATCTGTGATGTCTCCTTTAATTTTCCACAATGAAACGATTTTATCCAACACACCGTCTTTTTTAGCACTGTGTTTGAATCTCCAAAATTTAGGCCCGTCTTGCTCGTTCTCACGATCAATAACTTTAACGATATAAAATTTTCTTGGTTTGTAACCATAAGACAAAGTCTTATCAGCTTCGCTACCTGTCATTTGTAACGCCCTGTAAACATCGTTTAATGGTGATTTAACACCTGAGATTGTACCGTTTTGGCTTGGGTCATATAATTTAACCCATTTACCATCAACTTGTACTTCGTGGAAGTAAACCTCAACAAATGGTGTAGTACCATCTTTAGTTGGGATAATTCTGATTGTTTTGTTTCCTGAAGCTTCACCCTTCTGTAAAATTGGGGCAAAATACTTTTTTAAGCGCTCTTCGCTGCTTACTCTTTGGGTAGAGTTGTTAGATTGACTGTTTTTTTCGTACTGCGCCAGTACTGCATCAAATGTTGACATAATCTTAAGTTTTAAATGAAAAATTGTTTCTTTAACTAATATAAATAAAAAAACCCAGATTGCAAAATCTAGGTTAAATTATTTTAAAATTCTTTTATAATATTAAGCAGGTGTTGGAGTAGGCGTCGGTGTGGCAGTTGGTGTTGGTGTAGCCGTTGGTGTTGGTGTTGGTGCCGGTAACCAGCTAATTAAGTAGTCATTATATGTCCCCATTAAATTATTTTTACTTGTGACGCGGTAGCCATATG